AGCTCTCGCTGCCAGTCTAACAGCGTAGTGGAGTCCAGCGGTATCACCCTTAAACTTTCCAATGTCAATCTCCGTTAGATTACAGAAACTCTTGTTTCCTAGTAGGATTTCTACGCAAGGATTGCAGCCCTTGAACCAAGGAGCGCGACGACGAGCTTCCTCAGCGTTAATAAACCCAGGCTCAGATCCGCCAGCCTCTTGCATTAGAGCGAAGATATGAGCTAGTTCTTCTCTTGATGGCTTATCGTTAAATACTAGACTATTGTTTGACTGGGTACGATGTGCTCGGTCGTATAGCCAGAAGTCCTTCTTAGCGATAGCGAATTCTTCCCACTCAGGCTGACCGTACTCAAATAGAGCAATTTCAGCGGATCGACGTGAAGATAGAATCGTACCTAACCAGTTAACGATATCTAGAATATCCATTCTAGTTAGTAGTGAGTCCGCGCGGCCATTAAGAATGTTAGCAATAGCTACATATGCCTTGGAGATCGCTGCATCACCGCTACTAATCCAACCGTAACCCTTTAGTCTCTCTCCCGCGGGTCGTAGCTCAGAGAAATCAAGCACCAGAGTTCTAGCAGGATATTTACCTGCCACTAACTTACCGATTGACTTAGCCCATGCTTCTGCGCTGTCACCAACCTTAATAGTCCAAGTCTTGGTATCTTCATCCCAGAACTCTTCGTTATATTCCTTACCGCCCTTTTCAGTTCTAGTGCTGCGGATTACTTCGATATTCCTAATGGGCTTGGAGAAGCCATTAAGTGTACCGACAACTGGCTTAAAGCCTACGCCGCAGCCCTGTAGTAGCAGCCACAAGCAGTCAACAATATCATATGCTGTTTCTACTTCTGTAAAGCTACAGTTAAACTGACTAGCTTCACGAGTCTTGGCTACATTAGTACCTCCGAGCCACAGAGTCCTACCAGATACTGATACCTTGCGCTCTAGCATTAGACGCTCTAGGTCGTAAAGTTCGGCGTACTCTACATCAGTTAGTTCTCGTCCGCCCACTGCTCTGGTCCAAAGCCATTCTTGGTGGTCGATAACTCGTGCTACAGTATCGGCCCAAGTCTCGAAAGATGTACCGTCTTCTGAGGTCGGCCTGTTGTAGGTTCTTCTAGTTATAATTTGTGCTCTTGTACTTACCATTAATTGTTTTCTCCAAAGACCAGTCGTCGGCCTATGTCTTGAACATTATTGTATCCAATAGCTTCTTGGCAGAAGCTAACTAGATCCATTAGCTCGTAGTTAATTAGAATTTGTTCTTTACTGTCGTTTACCGCTTGAATAAACTTTTGCTTACCTGGTAGAGGAATAGCGTCATAAATATCCATAGCAGAACCATATTGCTCGATGAGAGCAGCAGCACGCTTAGGGCCAACCCCAGGAACCCCAGGAACATTATCACCAGGGTCTCCGGTGAGAACCTTGTAGGAAATGTACTGGTCTGGAGATACAGGATAATCCCACGTATCCAATGTGTGCTCTTTTCGAGTAACATAAGAAAACCTAGAAACACGCTCACCGATAAGAAGATCCCAGTCACGATCAGAACTGATAAGCCAAGCTTGCTCAAAGCCATAATCATGAAGCCTAGAGCAGATATACGCCGCGATATCATCGGCTTCAACTCCCTTGTATCTAAGAACCCTAATATCTTTATGCTTATCGAGTTCTTCTAGAGTACGTTCGTATTCATCGAAGAACTGTCTAGCTAGCTCCTTCTCTTCTTCAGTCTGCTTCTCTACTAGTTCTTTGCGGTTAGCTTTATACTCTGGAAACAGAGACTTACGATAAGTAGACCCGCCCCAGTCAGCCGCCGCAATAATAGTTCCAGCGTTATATGAAGCCGCTAGAGACAGCACTGTGCTCAAATAATCATGAGAGAAACGAGTTTGACCGGCATGCTTCCAGCGAAATGCTAGATTCATGGTGTCGACGATCATCAGATTTTCTGGTCGCCGGTTGCTGGCAAAATTAGCCATTGTATTGTTTCCCTTTCTATCCATTCGTCTAATAGCATAATATAGCAATTAAGCCACGGAATGTCAATATATTTTTCAACGTTTCGTGGCTTAATGTCCGTAGCTACAAATAGCTTAGACCGATTATATTTAAAAATAAGAAGCGGCTTCATTGAGCCGCTTTGTTTTTGCAACTTAGTCCACCACTGAACAAAGTCGTTTGTTTTATTCGTTAGTATCTTGTCATTAAAAGGAGACTCCGCATAGTTTTTTACTTCTATACAGAACACATTCTTAAACTTAGGAATGTGTAAGTCTCCTTTAATGGTTCCGTTTCCTGAGCCTGGAGTACGCTCAAAAGTATAAGGAGTCCTAGAGTCTAGGAACTCCTTAACTTTTTGTTCTCCTAGCGCGCCTTTGGCTCTAGGATTAACCACGATCAATCCAGCTAATGCCGTCCTTCTTCTTGATGACTAGTTTATCAACGAGAGGGTGGGTCCACGAATGAGATACGAGGAAGGTGTTAAGTCCTTCTTCTCGCAACAGAACCTCCACAAGCCGTTCCCTTCCATAGTCGTCAAGTACGCTGATAACTTCGTCCAGGAATAGGACGTTGATTGTGTTTTTAGAGATACTAGACATAAGTTTTCTGATTGCAAGAAGAGTGCTAATATTGATTCTTGCCATTTCTCCAGACGAAGGTGCGGAGATACTGATCTCTTTGCCTTCATCTGTGACAATAACATTGAGCTTATCACTGGATATGCTGAACTCAATAGTAAAGCGTCCGTCGGACAATTCCGCAAGATATTCATTAGTAAATACTTCCAAGTCTTTCACTAGATTCTCTAGCTTATATGCGATCAGACCGTTAGTGCTAAAAGCTTTCTTAAGCACTTCTAGATTCTTGAACTTGTCGCTGAGATCCTTAATCTGTCTCTTAGCTTCATCTAGGTCTTGAGCGAACTTTTCGTTCTGCTCAAGGTAAATATCAATCTTAGAGTTGTGCTTCATGGCCTCATTGTTGGCAGCAGTCAGCTCGTTAATCTTAGCTACGGCTACAGCTAACTTGTTTCTTATCGCAGTAAGCTCGTTTTCAAGATCACTAGCGTCTAAGAAATCATTACCTAGCGTAAGATCAACCTTATGCTCTAGATTCTCGTACTCAGCAATCTTACTTTTAATACTAGCAATAAACGCATTTTCTTTTTTGATAGTCTCGATAGCTGTTTGCAGAGTCTCTATTCTACCTGCACATTGAGCAGATACTGCCGTATTCTCGGCTAGTAAATCACCGTAGAAGTGCTTGTCAATATCCTGCAAGCAAGTAGGACACTTATCCTCAAGCCCTTTCAGCTTCTTAAGTACGGCATCCGCACTAGACTTACTACTCTGTAGAGTACCTATTTCGTGCTGATACTCGTCGTAGGACTGCTCGACTAGATTATATGAGCGAAGTTCTTCAATATCTATTGCATCTAATTTTTTACGCAGTGAATTGTTGCGTAATATCTTCGCATTGATTTCTTCGACGTTAGAAATTTTTGAGGAGAGATCTCCAATTTCGGACGAAAAATCAGGCCTATCTGGAATATCCGATAAAGGCATATGCTTGAGATCTAACGAAGAATTGCTCTTCATCCACTTATTGATAGTCTCTACTTTACCCTCAAGTGCGCTGACTTCGAGTCCTAATGACTTAGCCGCCTCTTTAAAAACCTCGAAGAGTCTCGTATACTCACTGAGGTCAAATAGATCTATCAGAAATTTTTTGCGATTAGTATCTGTAGCCGTCAAAAATTGCAAACTACTATTTGTCGATTGATATACTAACTGCTGAAAGGTTTTGAAGTCAATACCAATCAGTTCTTCAATTTGTTTGAATGTGTTCGTGGCTGTGTGGCTGCTGATATCTTCTCCGTTCTTGAATAGGCGGATCTTAATGCCAGAGCTACGCTCCGTACATACCAGATACATATCACCATCGACAGAAAAAGAAAGCTTAATAACGTAACCACTGTCAAGTAGCCTATTAGGGATATCATTCTTCTTCACTCCCTTAGAGTTCTTATTATAAAGAGCTTCTTCCATAATTAATGGTATAGAAGACTTACCATATCCGTTCGGGGCGATAATCTGTGTTAGTGGCTCGGCAGATAACTTGATAAAGTTATCCTCTCCGAAACTAAAACACTTACTCCACTCGATGGACTGCAGTACCACCGTACTCATTGAATACCTCCATAATATTAACAATCTCTTGTTCGGGCAGCTCTTGAATATATCTCAAGTACTCGGCTAGCTCATCAGATAAGCTCATCTTCTTGTCTAGCACTAGAGCAGTATCACTACTGCGCTTGACTAGTTTCTTATCAAGAAGGTCCGAGTTCTCGACCTTACTTAGATCCTTAATATTTCCTTCTAGTTCATATATAGTGTGATGAAATTCTGTGGGTACCATTTCCGCTGGATCAGATACCGTTTTTCTTAGTAGCTGAGGTAGATCGAATGTCTTCCATACCCAGCTCCAGTCATCATTAATCAATATGTAGCCAGTCTGTACTTCATTTCGGTGAAAAGAAGTAGTCATCGGACTACCTGGATACACTATATTTTTCTGTGTGTTAGAGTGTGAGTGAAGATCTCCCGCGAATACCACAGGGAACTTAGATAACCACTCTAAGGGGATCTCTGGCTTTACATGAGGAGGAATCTCTCCTCTCACATGAGTAAACACTGGCTTAGCTTCCAGCTTATCCCAGATTTCTTTCTTTTTGATATACTCATAAGGAACGACATAAAAGCCCTTTTCATCCTCATGTATATAATCAACCACTACTTGTACTAGAGGATTGAGTCTTTCTGTAACTCCTTTAAGTTCCGAGAAGAAGCTCTTTCCTTTCTTCGTAGCTTCGTGGTTTCCTGTAGAGATAATAGTTCGTACTCTTCTCTGAGAGACAAACTGAAAGTATAGAGTCAGCTCTTCTAGAGTGGGCATCCTGTCGAATATATCTCCAGGAACGACTATCATGTCTACCGATTTTTCCGCTTCTGCAACTTGGTCAAAGAACATTTGGTATCTATTGATAGCCCAGTCCTTGGGTACATTCTTTTGACCTAATTTAATATGAATATCTGCTATTACTAATAACATAAGGCTCCGAATAAGAAGCCCAGGATACATAGAAAGTATCCTGGGCTTATTTTATTATTGAACGTTAAGTTCTTCTTCTACTGACTCATCAATAGTATCTTCCTCACCCTTCTGTAGCTTCTCTAGAAGCTCCTTTTGGGCTGCTGGTGTAGCGCGTGGAAGTAGTTCTTCGATAGTCTTGGATGCTGCGATTGCTTCGCTTTCGGCATCTGTTAGAGGGCGCTTTGAGTTAGCGCACTTCATAACCTGAAGAGTATACTCTACATTGATTGGTAGTGGCCCAGTCTTCTTCTTCTGAAACTTCAGATCCCAGCCATTTTCTGGGTCTGTAGGATCTCCGAGGTCTTCGATGTTAGCCATGATCTGGTCGAAGAGCTTCTTCTTGAAGTTGAAGATCTTTGGCACACCGTTGTCTAGGCACATCATTGAGTATGACCAGCCGCACTTAAGATCTGGATAAAATTCCTTTACCCAATCCTTTTCAGCCTTGTCAAATGATTCGGTCTGACGATTAAATTCTAGACACTCAAAAGGAAGGTTCTTGCCGTTAGTACCCTTAATCCAGTATACATAACGTGGAAGAATGTTTCCAAATAGGCGAACTGAATTGTCACCATCTACGATCTTATATGAGTCAGCCTTTTCCTTCTTAGCCGAACCCTTAACCGAACCAAAGCTTAAACCTGTCATTTTATATTTCTCCTGTGTAGTCTTCGTATAGGAAATGGATTTCATTATCAACAATACGAAGTAGTCTGTTGTTGTTTATAGCGTCTTTCCCTAAAGGACTATGGGATAAGTCTAATGTCGTTTTTCCAGAGATTTGATATTCCGCTAGATTTCGGAAGCTAGCTAGACCTATGTAGTCTGCTATTTCTTTATCTTTATACTTATGTCTGAATTTTAATAAGTCTGTGGGATTAACCAAAAAGCTGGGTCCTTCAAAGTCCATGTAGTAGTATCTATAAATGGGATCAAATCTGTTTCTAGGCATGGTTTTTTGCAGCATAGACTCAAGGATTAATAAAATCCTTTTAGAGCTGCCGCCCGATACTCTAAATATTTTTCTCCAATTATAGAACAACATATATACCAAAAAATAAGTTGAATGTCAAGAATTATTTTATGAATTCAACTTCATAGCCCTCTTTCATGTAATGGCCTAATCTATTATTAAACTGTCTGGTCACTGTGTTTCCGTATAGTTTAATATCTACTATTATAGGCTGAACCTTGCCTGGGTGCTCTCTTATTATTCGCCCTATCAACTGCTCTAGTAAGGGCATATTATTAAGAGGCTCCGCAAGAATTAAGCAGCTTAACGGATTTATAGATAAACCTTCGGAAGCCAAACTTTGAGTCGCATATAATTTGTTAGATACTTTATTAAATACGTTCTCGATTATACGGTCTCTTTCCTCTGAATCCTTTACCTCGCCTATAAGCAGTTCGGATGAATCGGAGTTAGCATGACAGTGTTTTAGAAACTCGACTCTCTGAGACACCACTAAAACACTGTGGCCATCCCTAGCATAATTATTAGCTAGAGCTAGCACTAAGTCCCTATACAGATAGGACTCAGATAGAACACTTACTTTATCGGCCCATGACGCACCAGCGTAGTCAGAAAAACCTATACCAGAGTCAACTACGTGTACTCGCGGCTTCATAGTGTTTTCCTTAGCTGGCTTGAATATTTTTGAGCCAAAATAGTCTTTGAAGACTACGTGTCTTTGGTCTTTTCTCTCGATAGTACCAGATAATCCTATCTTATATCTAGAGAACATTCCGTCTATTATCTTAGAGAAAGTGGGGCTAGATACGTGATGCATTTCATCCAGTATCACTAGGCCAAACTCTCGGCTCAACCTAGAAACGTGCTTGACTAAGCTCTGTGTATTAGCTACGACTACGGGACTGTCTATGTTAAATTTTCCGCTGCCAATGACCCCAGGCTTAATGCCCAGGGTCTTGACAATTTCTTTCTCCCACTGATTTCTGAGAGCAACAGTATGAACTACTATAAGGGTCTTTTGCTTAAGCTTAGCCGCAATAGCTAGGCCGGTAAAAGTCTTACCATAGCCTACTTTAGCATTTATGATGCAGTTATCTTCTAACTCGTCATGAATCTGTTGCTGGCTGGGCCTTAGTTCAAACTTAAATTCGGGAAAATCCTCTATGACATTGTATATTCGTTTGTCGAGTACTTCATAGCTTTTAGGGATCAGATCAGTTCTACCAACAGGGAAGGCAACTAGTAAGTTGCCTCCCGCAATGTTATAGTTGATTACTTTGAGGTTTTTAATCTGAACAAACTTTTCTGGCTCATTGTAAGCCGGAATGTTATAAGTCAGCTCTTTTTCCAGCATTCTATACATG